CAGCAACTTCTTGAGCAGCAGGTAAAGCAGCATCAGTAGTTAATTGTGTCATGATACCAGCAAATTGTCCAGCTGTTGCGTTAACACCTCTCCAAATTGAAGTTTCCATTCCTGCAGCAACTTTTTCAGCAGCGTGTGCAATTAAGAAATCAGCGAAAGACTTAGGCAATACATCGAACGCAGAGTAACCCATTTGGATAGCATCCCAGTCAGCTCTGAAATCAGACTTACATAATTGTAGGTTAACTTGGAATGATTCAGGTTGAAGAACTCGCTCTGTTAAAGTTACAGTTGAAGTTGGGTCAAAGTCGCAAGTCGCATTTTTGATGATGTCATCAGTTGCTACTCTTTTAATAACTTGCTTGTATTTAACGTTAGGCATGATAGTAATTCCGCCTTTTTCTAAAGTTGGAGCAGACAATAAAGCTGCAGCAATATACTTACCTGCGAACTCTCCAGCGTAAGTAGTTGTAATTGATTGTGTTGTACTCATTTTATGAATTTTTTAAATTATTTATACTACTGTTAATGTAATTGCACCAGCTGATGTTCCTAATCCGAAAACATACCAGTTAGAACCGTCACCGTGTAATTCTACGAAATCACCGATTGTGTCAGCAGAAGCTGAAAATGTAATCGTGTTTTCGTCTGCTCCCGGTACGTTTGTGCTATTTACGATAACACCACCTTGGATTTTGTTTGAAGCCGCTTTAATCGTCCATGCAGTAGTAGCAAATAACGCACCTACGACAAATTTATAAGATTGACCAGCTCCGTCAGCAACCGCAGGAAGTGTAATTTGCGCTCCAGCAGCAGCGTTAAGAATAAATACTTTACCGCTATCTTCAGCAGTCAAAGTTGTTGCACCTGTCAATGTTTCAACCACGCCTACTTGACGTAAAGAATCATTTGAAATGCTTGTGAATGTTGTACTCATTTTTTTTGTTTTTTAAATTATTACTTATTTATTTTGTTCATTACTGAATCCATAATTGTGCGAGGTCTTTTTGAAGCTATTTTAACAACCTCAACTTTATTTTCGTTTTCAGGATTAAAAGAAATTGGCTTAACTTCCTCTTCGATAGCTAACTCAACTTCCGTTTCTTTAACCTCTTTTAATTTGCTTAGTTCAGCTTTTAAAGTTTCGTTCTCTTCTTTTAGTTTTTCGATTTCAGAAAAGAAAGTTTCTTTAACTACGCTTTCGATAGTTTTCTTAGCAGTTGGTTTTTCAGTTTCCATTTCTTCCTTTTTCTCGGTTTCAACTTCTACTTCAGCTTCAGGCTCTTCTATTTCTTTTTCTTTAAGTTCAGAAATCATTCCTTCTTCTACTACTACCAAAATACGACCATCTTCAAACTCATATTCACCTATTGGCAAAGGAATTTTTTGTTCGTCTTCCGTTACGATAAATACTTCGTTACCTGCTTCGAATGATTCAGCTTCTAAAACTGTTACTCCATCCATTAATTTCATTTGCTCAAGTTTTACTTCCATTCCGAGTAATGTTTTGATTTGGTTTATTAGGCTATTTTTCATTTTTATTTATTTTAATCTTCGTAAATTTTGAACTCTTTCAAACACTGCATTAATGTCATAGCGTGTTAAAATTTCTTTTGCTTTTTTGTAAATTGGATTATCTAATGCATTTAATCCTAATTCTTTTGACTTCTTATCAACCTCAGCTAATAAAGACTCATATTTAGAAGCATTTTGATAATATTTTTCACCAGCATTTATTGTTGTATCTAATTCTGAAAATATCTTTTTAAATGTATCTACAAATTTTTTTGCTTCTGCTTCTGTTAAATCATTTAACTTTTTAATATCGTCCACTAAAGCTAATTCAACTTCATGCGAAGCCAACTTAGTTTCTTCTTTAAATAGTTTACTGAAAACTGTTTTTAGTGTATTCATAACTTATTAACTTTTAAATTTATACTTGTTCCTTTTTTATCCGTTTTGACGTACTATCGTTCGTACTCCATCTATTTCTGTAATCGTTACGTTTTGTTGCGTTACGCTGGCTGTTTTGCCTATTCCTTGAGCTTGTAAACTTCCGTCGCAACATTCCTTTGAGTATTTTCCGTCTTTACATAAACAACCTCTTTTGCCACCGCGAGGACTTACTTTACTTAGTGTTCTCATTTATTTATTTTTGATAGCGTCAGGAATACCAATCATTTTAAAATCTCTTCTTGCTGATTCTAATTTTTGAACCGTATCAGTTAAATGCTTATTATAATTTTTAATTCTATTATTTGCGTTAACACTAATTGCAAAAGCGTTATGAGTAAATGTATCTCCAAGCCCTAATTCCTTTACCATTTTACTTAACTTTTCCATTTCGTCTTGTAAAGGCTTATATTGGTCTATAATAGTTTTGATATTTGAACTTCTTGATATTACATTATTTATTTCAGTTATTTCTTTATCTAAAAAATTAGACAATTCTAAATTAACATCTTTAAACTTTTTTTCTAAATTATCGAAAGCGCTTAATTGTACTTCGTGTTTTGCTAATTTAACCTCGTTAGCGTTCGCATCCATTTGCGAAATCATTTTTAAAATGTTATTCATTTTTTTCATTTTTATTTATTTCTGATTTGTTCTAACTTTCTTTGCGCCCACTCAACTCCAGCGTCACCACCCCATGCAAGCCACATTAAACGTCCGCAACCATCTCCAAGCTCCTTTTGTGAGTTTTGACGATGTCTTTCAAATGCTGCCATTCTTGCAATAGTTTCTTCACTTATATTTTCTCCGTTTGCTAATTGGTTTGCTCTTGCTTTTCCTACGGGAGTACCACAATCTCCCCATCCGTTTTCTTCAGCGTATCTTAAAGCAATCTTTGCGTTTTCACTTGCTTCCTTTGGATAGTCGTTGTAAGTTTCTAAATTGTAGTTTTCGTCTTTTAGTATTAAATCACGAATAGCTTTTATTAACCTATCCTCTTCGGTTTCTTGTAAACTCATTTCGTATTTATCTACAAAGTAACCTTCAATGCTGAATCCTTTTACTTCTCCAGCTTTTACCTTGTTCCAAATCTCATCGTTATTTACTTTCATTGAAATCATCCAAGTTCCTTTTGGTAAATTGAAGTTATATAATCGACTTTTATCCGTCTTTTCGTCTTCAATAATCCAGCTTTCAACAACTGACATTCCCTCCAACATTTTCTTTTCATGTTCTAACGTTGCGTTATTTTGGTTAGCCCGCATTAAAAATAACTCAGATGCCTTGCGTACGGTTTCTTCACTAAAATAAATATAGAATTCTTTGTCTCCGTTTTTACGATAAATCTGTTTGTTAGGAACTAAGGCTGCGCCCATTAAAATGCGTTTTTCTCCGTCAACTTCTTTTAGTTCTACTTCGTGTTTTTTTAAGGCTACAAAATTCTCTTCGATCGCTGGACTTTCAACAACTGAAACCGCATTGATACCGCTCTCAATTTTATTCTCATCAATAAGCAGTTCTATAATTTCCATCTTTGCCATAACTATCTAACTTATAATGTTGCGTTTTGTAACCTATTTCTATCTAAACTTTGAGCCGAAGTAACCTCACCACTAACTACATACGCCTTTGTTGGCTGTTGCTGTAACGTTGCTAATTGATTTATTCCGCTTGTCCCTATTGTATTAAATTGAGGAGCTGCCATTTGGCTATCAGGAACATTACCGCCTGAAGTTCCACCACCGCCGCCTGTTGAACCACCTTCAAATTTCTGAGACGAAATCTTAGCTACGTTTACTAATCCTGCAGCTACTGCTAAACCTGCTGCAATACCACCTCGAACTGGAGAAGTAGGGTCTGGAACAGGTAAGAATTGAGAAGCATAAGCACCCGTAGCACTTTGATAAGTATTTATTAAAGCACTTGCAACTTGTGCAGCCTTTTGAACTTGAAAAGCACGTTTAGCGTTTTTCTCAGATTTTTTACCAAATAATTCTGTAAGATTTGAAACTATCTCTAAACCTTGTTGAACTGATTTAACTTTAAACGAATTAGCATTTTCGTCTATTTTTTGCGCTCTTACCGCTTGAGCTTCTAATATTTTAATTTTTTGTTCAGCTGCTTGTCTTTCTAATTCTACTTGTTGATTTAATGCACCTGCTAATTGAGTTGTTTGATTAGTTCTTGCTACTGCTATTTTATTTAAAGCCGTTGTTTCTAAATGAACATTTAAATCAGCATTGTTTTTTCTTACATCTGCTATTTCATTTGCTCTCGCTTGTTCTATTTGAGTTGTATCTTTTTTATATTTTTTAGCTAATTTTACTTGTTCATCATATTTTTGATTAATTAGATATATTTCTTGCTCAAATGTTCGTCTATTTCTTGCGGCATTTGCTTCGGAAGCTTCTAATTGATATTGTCTAATTTTTTCTAAATCAGCTTTTATTAAATCATTTAATTTTTGTTGATTTTCTTTTCTTTTATTATAAATTTTATCTGCTTCTTCATCTTCAATTTGTAATTTTAATGCTGTTAATTTTTCTGACTTTTCTTTGTAAATTTTTTCAGCGGCTTCAAATTGTTTTGTTGTTCCTGATTTAGAAAATTTTAAATATCTTTTTTGTGCTTCGTCTACTTCTTCTTGAACTAAACCTATTCTACTTTGAACGCCTTCTTTTTTAATTTTATTTAATTCCTCTTCACTTGCTCCTCGTTTTTTAGCATTTATTAATTCTCGTTGAGTTACAAAATCAACAGTTTTACCTAAATCTTCATAAAATTTAGAACTTCTTTCTATTTCTAAATTTGTTTTTTCAAGTTGTTTTTCAAGTTCTTTTTGTTTAGCTTCAGCATCTTCTGTTGAATTACCAAATAAATCCATTGCACTTGCAGCCATTCCTAACAAAACTACAATTGCTCCGATACCTGTAGTTGCTAATGCTATTCTAAATGCTTTTAATGCACCTGTTGTTGTACCTACTACTAAAGCATAAGCCCCTTGAGCTACTGCCGCAGCTTTTGTAGCAGCTGAATTTAACGTTTGCATTAAAGCACTTTCCGCTTGTAGTGCATTTGATATTTCAGTAACAGAATTTACAATTAACATAGCAGCTTGAAGCTTAACCATTGTTTTTTGTAAATCCTCACTTTCAATACCAACTAATGCCATGGAACCTTCTACTGCTCCAAATGCATTTGTAACCGTGTTAATACCTTGTAAAGCTGCATCTAATCTTCTTGTATCACTTGCAAAGTTTTTAACACCAGTTGAAATATCCCCAATTTTATCTTGTAATTTACCAGCTTCGCGTGTTAATTTTTTAAATTCTTCCGTGCCTTCATCCATGTTGGCTAATTGAGCCTTCATTTCACGAAGTTGTGCTTTTAAAGATTTTGTTTTTTCAGTTGTTTCGGATATATTATCTTTTAAATCTACCTCTAACTCAATTGTTCTTTTTTCTGCCATCGTGTTTTCTTTTCTGCTGTTTATAAATCTTTTTTAAATTGGAAGTGTATTCGTGTTTTCCTTTGGCAATATCCACTATTTCACTCACGTTAAAAAAGTCACCCGTTTTTAAAAGTTCTAATATCTGTAATATCATTCTTGAGCTATTATTATTGTTGTATATCCAATTGAACCATTAGCATACGTATAAGTAACGTCTAATTCTATTACTTGTACCGAGCTTTCTTCAGTAATTAGGTTTAATCCAGTTTCTGTAATTATTGGGTTCGTGTTTTCGGCTGTTATATTGCTTGTAGTGTTAGCATTCGCAGGAATACAAACTTCTACTAACTGATTTTCTGTAATTGTACTTGGAGTAATTGTAACACCAACAGTACTTGAAGTAATTGTTGCACTAACTACGCCATTTGGAAAAGGTATATTAACATCTAAACATTGGGCGTTAGGGTCAGGGTTAATTGGGTCTTGAGCAATTAAAGGTCTGAAATCTAAATACAAACTAAAATTTACTTCACCAGTTGTTAGGTTACTTTTCATTTCGTTTATAATATACCTTTTGTCGCGTATAATAACCCTATCGTTCAATCTAAGCTCGGTTAAAAGGCTAAATGGTAAAATCTTCTTAACGTTAATTAAACGTTGCTTTAAATCGAATAAATTACTTAGGTAAGGAAAATAATACGTAGCGTATAATCCGTTGTTTATAGTTTCTAAATGTATTATTGAATTGTCAGCCCCAAAATTTAAACTGTATTTCGTGTTTTGG